TTGCCTGTCCTTTTGTCGGTACTCCGACCCTAGAACATAGATCAAGCCTTAGGTGGGATTTCCCCGAACACCTTTAGGAATGCGGCTTTTACAAAGATCACCGAGTCGGCAGCCTGTGGCGTTATCTCGATGTGGAACCAGTCGCCCCCTGGTGCGCCGTGAATTGTTGGCTTTGTGTACTTCTGCCATGCGTACCGATCGCAACGCCATGCTCGACCTTGAGGTTCTGGAAAATAATCCAAAATACATTGCAAGCCAAGATCGTTTGCGTTGGCAACCAGTTTGTCAATAAAGATCAACGCTTCTTTGCGTCCTGCTTTTGGCTGTCTTTCGGATTTGCGATACGACAGATCAACAGCTCTGCCAGTTGCGTGAACCGACAAAGAGCCAGGCTTACCGCGCATGTCACGTTGACCCCAAGAGCCGTTGTTCCATAGCGCGCCATTTGATGCGGCGATTGCTTGCTTAATCCATTCGTTCATGCCGGCACGTGGGCCAGCGGATGGGCCGTCTGCATTGCCGATATAGTCGCGTGCGTTTGGAACGCCAGCCTTAGCTTTTGCTACTGCCACGACCGAACTTTATGTCTTTAGGGTTAAAGTAACGCAACGCTGTTGGGCAAACCGCGCCAATCGCAGCTGCTAACAATGCGGATGGGTCGGTGTTGCCTGTTACTGCTAACGCAACAACCGCGGCGAGCATTGAGCGACCGTAACTGGCGAGTAGGGCTTTGTCACTTAGTTTCATTGATTGGCTCCTTTGGTTTAGATTTTAGACCATTTGAAGCAACTAAACCTGACAACGTGCCAGTCATGAACACGGTCAAGGTAGATAGTAGGTCAATAAAGGCAGCGTCATTAGGTGCTTGTTTGTCTATCGGCTGGGTGACAAACATCAGCGCATACACAAAGCCAATAACGGTGATGGCAAACACGCTGGCAAGGACTATGCCAACCACAACGATTAGTCGAGCGTGAAGCTCCTCGGGTTTAAGGCGTGGTTTCATAAATTAAATCTCTTGTGCACGTTCCAGACGGGTTGCAGATCGGTGGTTCGCATTCTGGTTTTTTCCAGTTGCTGGGGTTTTGGCATGGGTAACGATATGACCCGTCATAACCGCAACTAGAAACCGCCCACGCAACCACTACGACCAATAGCGCGTAACCGATAAATGGACGCCATTTCATTACGAAAGTAACGCGGCGGCTTCATCTGCTGTAAGTCCAAGTTTGTCTAGGACTGCTTTGCGTGCTTTTACCTTGGCTGCTGCTTCATCAGCGATTGCTTTTTCGCGTGCGTCGTTTTCGGCTTGGTCGGCTTCAATTTGTGCTGGGTCAAGTGGTTCTAGATAAACAGGGCAAACGCTGTTTTCAGGTGTAATGTCATTTTTCATTGGTTGTACCCGTACACGGTTATTGTGCCTGTAAAATTGTTTGCGGACATAATAAAACTTAGTCCGTCTGCCGATGTTGTGGCTTCATAAGCGTAATTCCTAAGAATTATTCGTGAATTATTGCCACTATCCAAATTGCCGTTAGACGCAACGCCAACGGTTCTTTGTGTGAGTTGTGGATTAAATAAATCCCAAGTAAAAGCATTTAACGCTCTTGCATTATTTCCTTGTGACATATAAACCCAACTTGTTTGCAATTCAACAATGTTAGCACTTGGCGTATTATTGCCGTCTGCTTGCATTGTTTGCGTGAAATAGTTTGCAGCCGTAATATCTGTACCTGCTGCCCTCAAACGAATTGTTACCGTACCTGTACCACTAGCGGCAGTTGTATTAAATAAAATTCGGTAATTATTGTAACTAGAAGTAAAAACACCATTTAACGAAACACTTGAAGCGGTAGTAAAAGTAACCTGCCCATTTGCACTAGCCGTACCAGTACCAGAACCAACCGCAACCGATGTAGGCACCATAGGCACTAAGCCACTATTTACCGCGCCAATCCAAGCCGACCCGTTGTAAACCTGCAAAGTGTCAGTCGCTTCGATATAGGCGTATTGACCTTCGGCAAGCACTTTTTCACCTGTACCACCAAAAGCCGCATCACGTGTAGTAGTCGTAGCAAATACTGGAATACCTGTGTTTATGTTGGTCTGTTGCGCGGCGGTCAATACTTGGCCTGCGGTAAATGCTGGAACTGATGTTTGTGCGTTGGCTCCCATAAGTGCTCCTATCCTAAGACATTCAGCGCATCAAGTACGCCATATATCAAATCATCCAATATCAACTCAAATACGATTGTGGTTGGCGCGGTGCTGTAAAGGACGCTGTGGCCTGTGCTGAAATCCAGCCGATGCTCGATGCCCTCAACTGACAGCTCTTGCGCCAATTCGGTCGTGCCGGCACCGCTAGGGAACGTCTTTTCTATAGTGATCGTGTCGCCAATGTCCAGGGTTGCCAGCGTGTCTTTTTGGGCTGTGGTCAGCATTAGGTACTTGGTTGCCACGGACGTGTAGCGCGGTTCGGGCTCTGGGTTAAGCAGATAGTCGGCAGCGTCATCAATGCTTGTTTGCTCATGTAGCAGGCTGTTTGTGATGCTGTCGGTCTGAATAAAGTATGTGGCAATTGAGCCTGCGTCGGTGGCTGTTGCCGTATTGCCGTTTAGGCCTGTCACGACCACGCGGTTGACTACTGCGTCAGCCTCAAAACTGATACCCACGCCGTCGTATTTGTAGTTTGTGCCGTCGTCATGAAAATCGGCTACCGATGCGGAAAGCGTGTTGCCTATGCGATTTTGGAATGTCAGCACACCCGAACGTGACATGAACAACCGACCAAACTCTGCAGTTTCGTTGATCTGTGTTATGTATTGCAACACGTTGGTTCCTGCCGGCACGGTGTATGCGGCGGCGTGGCCAAGGTTGACGGTGCCTGTTGCAATATCTCGAGCGCCTGCAAGGAAGTCAACTTCTGGTAGGTCTAGGACTGTTTCTATGCGTTCGCCTGATGTCTCTGGGTTGACGTTTAGTTCGTCTAGGAATGTTTGTGCGAGTAGGTAAAACTGGTCAGCGCAATACACGGTCACGGTGTCAAGACCGCCGAGCGCAAAGTTGTAGTCGTAGTTGACGACATAACCGCTAAACAATGATTCGGGCACATCGGTAGAGCTGTAACGGATAAGGCGCACTTCGCGCAATGGGGCAAGCCCTGGCTTTGCTTGTGGGGTGTCGTAGTACGGGCTGTTTTGGTCAAACGGGTTAAAGATGCCGTCCACGTCTTGAATGGTGAATGTCATTGTGCCAGCGCTGAACTGATCGCCCACGTCACGGCGACCGCGCCGCACGTTAATACTGACAGTTGAGTCCATTACATTGGCAAACTCGGTCGTACCGTCCAGCACATACTCGGTATTATCCAGTACGCCTTTAGGCGTGTCGTTTAAGACAAACGCGTCAACCTGAAACCCTGTGGCGATTTGCAAGTCATAGTTGCCAGAGTCAACGACCGATACACCTGGCATTACGCCACCTGTAACTGCAACGGCCCAGCGCTACGCGAGTAAGCGCGCAAGGCGTTAACAACCGATTCACCGATCTCTGCGCTTGTGGCAAGACCGCCTGTGACGTTAATAGTAATACCGCCACCGTTATTTATGCGATCTAAAGGCACAACTGCTTCTGGGCCTGCCTCGCCAATTAAGGCAAGCGTAGGGCTTGACACGATGCCACCTTCGGCCATGCGCGGCAAGTTCATACGGCTAGCGACCTGTGTTGCTGCACCACCAAGCGACGGCAAATTGACGTGCTGAATGGTCTTAATGTCTGGCGCAATTGGTATGGCGTTGTAGGCGCGAATAATCCCGTTAACCATCATGATCGCACCGTTTACTACGGATTCAAATGCGCCGAGGATGCCGTTAATGATTGCGTTGACGCCTGTTCTAAACCACTCAAACTTGTTGTATGCAACAACTAGCGCGGCGACGAGTAGCGCAACGCCTGCAGCGATCAGAGCAAACGGGTTAAGCGCCATCGCAATGTTTGTGGCAACAATTGCAGCTGCGACTAAACCAATAGCGCCAGCAATTGCTAGGAATGCTTGCGGGTTGTCTTGAGCCCACATAGCAAACTTGTTCAAAATCGGCAACACGGCCTCAACTACTGGCAACAGCGCAGCACCGATTGACTCTTTGGTTTCGCCAATTGAGTTAGACAGAATCTTCATTTTGCCTGCAGCGGTCTCTGCGCTTGCAGCGGTAGCACCGCCGAACGTACCGCCAAGCACGTCCATAATTTCGTTAAGGCTGGCGCCCTCTTTTATCATCGTTGCCATCTCTGGGCTCAACGATCGCAACGCCTTAAAGTTGCCTTGGTAAGCCTTGGCAAGCGCGTCGGCGACAGTTGCGCTATCTGTGCCGGTAGCGGTGCTGATGTCCATGACAAGGTTCATGTCACGCATGGCCATGTCCACATCTTTGGTACCGCGCACGAGCGCTTCTAATGCCAAGCGATACTCGGTGTCAGCAACGCCAGACGCTCGACTCATAGCCGAGATTTGTTTCTCAACCTGCGCGGTCTGTGCAGCGCCAGCGCCCGTCACATTTTGCAAAGTGAGCGCTAACGCCGCCTGCTCTTGCTGGTCTTCCATTGCGGCCTTGGTTGCGTCGCCGAGAGCAATAGCCAAACCGCCAAGCGCGGCAGCTGCCGGCACCGCAGCCTTCTTAATTGCAAACTGGGCTTTTTCCGATGTCGTTTCCAGTTGCTTGAACTGGGCAATAGCCTTCTTAATCCCTTTGCCGTCAAACTCTGAAATGATCGGGATATTAATTGCCATTACGCGGTCTCTCTGTTCGCTTCTTCCATGACGCGCTTAACCAGTTGTTCCATCTCGGACATGACATCATTTTGGCGTTGCTCGTACGCTTTCCACATTACTCGCGAACGACTGCCATAGCGTGCAGTTAACGCACGGCCAAGAGAACCAGCCATGGACGTGTCAAACATGGTGCCAGTTGCGCCTTTCCATTGGATGGCAAACGTGCCCACATTAGTTGTGTTTCCGTTGTATTCCTTGATTGCTCGAGTATTAATTTTGGCAGCAATTTTTTGTTTCATGCCAGGTATCCACGGCAATATTTGGAACCCTGATCGGGTTTGCCAGTTGCGAGCCATACCAGATAACGGCACGCCAGTAGGCACAAGTTTGTTTGCATCGTCTATAACAGGCTGAACAATCTTTTTGTAATCCTTGGTAATTTCTCGGCGCAACGATTTGTCGATCTTGTTAAGGGTCTTCAAGGCATCCTTTAGCCCGACGACCTCAACCCTTGCCGATACTTCCGCCACGTTATCTCCGTTTTTTGTTTGCCTCGTTAAGCACTTTAATGACCGTTGCCATATCTCGAGCGTCAAACACAATGTCGCTAGGCCACCAACCGACCGCGACCAATACTTCTGCTAGTTGGCGGCGGTAGGTGCCGCGTCCGTAGGGTTTGGGTCTGTCTCGTCCAGTACCGGCAGAATGTCGATGTCAGGGTTTTTGCTTAGCCATTCGCGCCAGTTGTCACCAACTTGCTCGCCTTTAATCTTCAAGATCGTGTGCATCCAGCATGCGTAATCCGAATACAACGGGTTTGCAGAAAGTTGCTGAATGTTGCGTCGCTCAAGGCGTTCCCATTCAGTAACCACAAACAAGTTTGTGTAATAGAACTCGGGTGCGCTGTCGGCGGTGCGCTTTAACTGCAACTTAATTTTCATGGTTCTCCTATGTCGGCTTGGAGCCGTTATTTATGCGGTGACGTCAACGCTGTATGTGCCACCTTGAAATTCAATTTCATAGGTGCTCAACTCGCCCAGCGACGCGTTAACAACTGGAATGCTGGCTAGGTAGGTGTCGGTCAAAATGAAGCCAGGGTTTGTTGCGCTGTCTGCTGCGCTTGTTGGGTTCACTTTGATCGTGCACTTTGTGCCGAGCAATGGTGCCAAAACTGCGTAAGACTTACTTGCTGCATAACTGGCGTAAACAGTTAGCGTACAAGAATTTGAAAAGAGGCCCGAGGTCATAGTGCGGGATGTCTGGCCAAAACTCGTATCTTCCAGAGCTTCCGCGGTGACAACCAAACTGCATGCAGAAACTTCTGTGGTGATGTCAACAATGGTGCCGATGGCGGTGCCAACTTTGACTGTTGGGTTTGAGAGGTAAGTGGATGACATAATTTCTCCTTAAGTTCTGATCTGATAGTAGATGATTTGTATTCGGTAGTTGTGGATTATGCGGTCTGGGCTTCTATAGCGCAATCAAGGTCGTAGCACGGGTACAACGCGCCACCAATTTCAAGGCTTGACGGACGGCCAGCCATGACAATGATTGACGAGCCAAGCACGGTTGCCACGATGCTCAAGATTGAGCGGAGCACCGGCAGACCTGCAGGCCCAGAGCCAATAACTTTGATCGGGAACTCGAGGCGCACGATGTTGCCGTTGCCAGCAAACGTGGTGAAGTTTGGCG